GTGTCTGGACGTAGTTCATTTATTTTGTTATTATGTCTGATACAAAAATATAAGTTATTAGTATTTATTATATCTTCAAAATTAGTTTCAATAGGTGTGTTTATTAATTCCATATATAAATCTTTAAATGCAATGTTTATGACACCTTGGACTATACATTTCTTTATTTCCTACTTTTATAGATGTTTCAATTTTGCTCATATCAAACATTGCTTTTGTAAAATAAGCATCATTATCACATTGTGTACATATTGCAGGACATACTTCAATCTTTGTTGCCCAAGGAAGAATATTTTTTATATTTTCAAATGGTTTATTTTCACCACTTAATTGTATAGATGAAACAATTATTGAATAACCTTTTTCATATAAATCAATTAAAACTTCATCTATGCAATTAATCATAAATGCTTCATCAACAGCAATTATATCATAAGTTGATTTAAGTATAAAATCATAAATTTCAGTTGCAGATTCAATACAGTTTGCAGGAAATTTTGCTCCTGTATGTGAAACAATATGTGAATTTGAATATCTTGTATCTATATTTGGTTTAAATGCAATTATATTTTTTGATTTATAAGTATATCTGTCAATATCACAAAGTAGTTTTGTAGTTTTTGATCCATACATTGGACCAATATAAACATTAAAAAAAGGGTTGTTTTTAATATCCATTATTTAAATAATCTAACCTTTCACAAATTAAATTTATATTTTTATCTATATCTGTGTTATTTAAAACGATTAAATTATTAAAATGTTTAAAAACTTTTGCTGTTAATTTAAATAAATCATATAATTTTTTAATATCATTTAAATCAACAAAATCATCACCTCTTTCTGAATATCTTTCAGAAATAACTGAAAAATCAGGTATTAACACAACATATAATGATTCTTCTCTTAAAAGATCTTGAGATAGTTTATCATACCAAAATTTTATATTATTTCTTTTAAAAAATGTTTCATGTACAAACATTGACATATAAGCTCTATCATGAGCACTATATTTATATTTTGTATTTTTTTGAAACATTTTATGAAGTGTACTTTTACCTGAACAGTCACAGCCTTCAAAATTTATATTGCAATATTTCATATTATTCATAAGCATCAATTAATTTCATTTTATTTAAATTTGCTTGAAATCCCCAAGCTGCATCATTAGAAACGTCAGCAAGCCATAATGTATATTTAATATCTGATTCAATATTACCCCATACTCTAATCCAACCAATATTTGATTCATTATCAGTTACTTTTAATCTCATAAAAGCTTTACCTGTTTTTGTTGATTTTTTCTCTACATCAAGAATACAAAACCAACCAATTGATTTTTCATCTGGCTTAATTTCAAATATTGATTTTATATTTTTTGATTTGATTTTTTCAACAAACTCTACAGGAAACAAAAGATCTGTTGATGCATCATTTGATAATTCCATATAATGATTTATTTTATCTGATCTTGTCCAATCATCAATATTTTTATTTTCATTTATTAGTTTATCAATTATAAGTTGTGGTTGTTCACCATTTTTAATTAATTTTTTATATGCTGCACTTGTAATGCCCCATTTGCCTTTTTTAATAATATCATAATTATCAAGAATAATATGATAAAGTTGTTTGTGATTTTTAATTAGGCCACTTTTTATTTCATTTAAAGATGAAAAACATTCCATTTTACATAATGATTCAAATGCAGATTTATTAAGTTTTGAATGTTTCCAATTACCTTCTTCATCATAAAATAATTCATTAAGATTATTATAAGGTCTAAAATTAAATATTTCTTCTACTGCTTTATCACCTACTCCTTTTAAAGATGTAAGAGGAGGAACAAATGCATCAAGTTCATCACTAAAATTCCATTCATTGCCTGAAAAATTAATATCTACAGGAGCAATTTTATAACCATAAACTTTAATTTCAGAAATAGCTTTTGCTATACCTTTTGGATTTCCATTTTCTGATTGCAAAATTGTTGCCAACCATTCTTTTTCATAATGTGTATGAAGCCATGCAGCATAATAAGAATCAATTGCATATGCAACTGCATGTGAATTTGATTGCAAAACACCATTTGATAAATAATATACATGATCATGATGCTCAACTTCAAGATCATACATATGCTGTTTTCCAATAAATTCAATAGAACTAATTTTAGGCATAATTAAAAATACTCACTTGTTTACTTTATATTTTATTTTTTATTTTAATAATTTACACTTTTATATTTCATAATTACTTTATAAAATACAAAGTGGATAATATAAAATGAAAATGAAACAAATATTAAAAGAATGGAAATGTTTTATAGAAAACAATATTATAAAAGAAGAATATGACAAAAGCACAGGAAAATTAATAATTTATCATAATACAAAAATAGATTCACTTAAAGATGTGTATTTAAAAATAAGAAGAAAAAATGCACAAAAAAATTATATTAGAAATAAATTTAAAATTCATTCTACTACTGATGTTAAACCATTAACACAACCTTATAATGTTTATTCACATGATGATAAACAAACTAAAATTACAAAAATAACACCTGATGCAGAAAAAGCAAAAAGATCTGCTGATATATTATCACGAATTAAATCACAACAAGCACAAAAAGATATTAATTATATTTTTTCAGATCCTGGTTTAAATAGTATATTTGAACCACAAACATTTAATAGTGATGAAATGAATAAAGCATCAGATGCAGAAATTATTAATCAATCATTTAGAGATATGATGGGTGATTATTATACATCAGGCACAAACTTTACAGCTGGTAAAGGTGATTTATATGGTCCTGGTTTATATACGTGGTATAACTATAATAAAGAAGCTGCAGAATATTATGGTGATATAATTGTTAAATTTGAAACTGAAATCTATGGTTATATTGTATTTTTTGAAGATGTTGCAAAAGAACTTTATGGTGATAATTGGAAAATAGAAGATCAGGTAAGATTATTATATAGTGATGTTCCTGGATTTGATTATGAAAAAATTAAATCACTTAATTTAAATGATGCTATAATAAATCAACAAATGATGAATTTGAATATTAGTTCTAAAGATAAAATAGAACAAGAAATTGCAGCACATAAATTGTCAGAATGTGGTATACAATTAAGTATGATAAAAGGTTTAATATTTATTATGCAGGCAGGACCTACATGCGTAAGTTATAATCCAATTGATGATGTTAATATTATTGCAATAGGAAAAACAACAGATTCAAATGAAATAGATTGGAAATATAATCTTGCAGATTTTGTTGAATTATATGACGGATATGAATCTCAAATTAAATATGATATGCCTTTTTCATATTCAAATGAAATTGAAAATGATAGATTAACACGTGATGATTTATTAAAAAAGAAAAATAAAAGAAGAAACTTAAGTGGCAAACAATATTTTAAATAATTTAATCACACCTAATTGATAAATCTTCTTGAAGAATATACCACAATGGCAAAGGTATATCATGAGTTTCAGTTTTAAACTTATGATGCATTGTACATTTAATTTCTTTTCCATTATCAAGAGTTATCTTAAATGAAGGAATAACACCATGATCATGATTTGCAATTACTTTTGTAAATATTTGTTTTGTTCTATCATGTGATTTAACATATACACCAGGCACAATATCTTTTATTTGTTTTGTACTTAGTTTATTACCGTTTTTATCAAAAGTATCAACTAATGTATCTTCAGTAAGACTTTTATTAAAACCATACATTGCAAAAAATTCAATTTCACCCCAGATCTTTTCAGATATTTTTTCTGAAATATTATTAACTTCTTTAGCGCCTTTTACAAATTTTTCTTTTGCTTGTGCACGTTCAGTTACTTTTGCATCCATTGTATTAACACTATTTTTAACAAGTGTTTTTCTTAGTTTATCTGAATCTCCTGGACTAAAACCTGCCATTTTTTGTGCAAGCATCATGAATTGTTCCTGAAAAGTAATATAACCAAATGTTGGGCCTAATATTTCTTCAATAATAGGGTGATCATATTTAATATTTTCTTTATTTCTTTTTGCTTCAACATATTTTTTATGTACGTTTGCTTTTAACGGACCTGGACGATAAATTGCTGTAATTGCTGCAAGTTCTTCAATATTATCTGGTTTAGCTTCAACAGAGAATTTGCGTGCACCTTCATTTGCAAATTGAAATATTCCTACAAATCTATTTTCATGATAAATATGTTTCCAAACACTAGGATCATCTTGTTTAATTGTTCTACAATTTAAATATTTATCAAAGAATTCTTTTGCATCTTTGAATGATGGATTTTTATTGCCTTGTTTTTTAAGAATTCTATAAATACAATTTTCTACATCTCTTAGAAGAGTTAATCCAAGAAAATCAAATTTAAGAAAACCATTTTCTTCAAGACTTCTATAATTTAAACCTTCAACCCATGAAGTTTGCAATTCACCTCTTACACCAATTACAGGCATGTTTTGTTCAAGATCTTTAGGATCTGCAATAATAACGCCACCAGCATGTCTACCAATACTTCTATTTTGCAAAAATAATGTATTTACATGCATTTCAACTTCAGGATATTTATCCATGAATTCTTTATATTCAGGTGAAAATTTAAGACAATCTTCATGAGTTAAAACATATAGAGATTTTTCTTGATTTTCATCTCTTGCAAGATTCATTACTTGTTCTTGAAGTTTTGCTGTTATTTTATTTACATCTTCAAAAGGAACACCATGAAATTTTGCAATATCTTTAACAAGAGATTTAAGTTTTAATGTGTTAAAATTTGAAACAGGAATAACAGCATCATTACCATATAAATCAATTGCAGCATTAATAAGAGCATCTCTATTTCCTGCATCTGTATCAATATCTGGCCAAGACGCTTTGTGACGTCCAAGAAAACGTGACCACAATAAATTATAAGGAATAGGATCTAACTGTGTAATACCTAAAAGATAATTAACTAATGAACCACAACCTGATCCACGACCAGGTCCTAGAAATGTTTCTTTTTCAGCTTTCTTAAAGATTTCATACATTGTAATAAAATATGAAGTATGACCTAAATATTTAATATCAGATAACTCTTCTTTTGCACGATCAATATATTCTCTATTATTATGAAGATTATTTTCAATAAGAGCGTTTTTAACAAGTTCAGTTAAATGCTGAAAAGGTGTTTTATTTGGAATTGATATTTTTGGTAATTTTGCATTTTTATCAATCCATGTATCATCAAATTCACTTTCAACAATGTCATGTGTTCTTTCAATTGAATCTTTAATTAATTCTTCATTTCCTTTATAGAAATCATATTGATCATAATGTGACATAAACTCTTCCCACATTTGTGAAGAATTTTTAGGATATAATTCACATTTTAATTCATCAAAATTTGGCAATGAAACGTTTTCTTTTTTACCTAACCACCCTAATTGTTTATATAACTCTCTTGCTTGCCATTTATCAGGTGATGGATAATGTGAATCAGCAGTTGAAATTAATTTAATACCATTTAATTTTGAATGTTCAATAAGATAATCATTTACAATATGTTGCTTTTCAAGTTTATTAAACTGCAATTCAAGAAAGAAATTATCAATACCAACACAATCAACAAACCTATCAGTTAAATTTGATAACTCTCTTTGAACTTGCTCACGTGTAGCATTTGTTAATTGACTTCTAAGAATTCTGTTTGAATAAATACCACCTAAACAATTATGAACCAAAATATTATTTGCAAAAAAATTATGATTATCTTCAACCGTTATATCATATACATCTGATGTTTCATCAATTTCATCAATTTCAACAACTTCAAAGTAATTATAATCTATTTTATTTTTCATTATTGCTTTCTTTGTTTGAAAATATATCTATAAATTTTGATTGCAATTCAATATTTTTATCATCAAAATCATTATTATCAATTAAAAACTTATTATTTTCATAAGAAGTTATAATTTTTTGCCACATTTCTTTTGATAATTTTATTTTTAAATTATTTTTAGAATTAAATGTTGAAAATTCAATATTAATATCTTTTATTTCAATAAAAATATTTTGTGAATCAAATAATTCTTGATATATATGAAAATTTTTATCATGTGTTATTGTTGATTTTGTACTCATTTTATTGATATTACCTTGTCTCCTACACTAATATTTCTTGCTTCAATCCATCCTTTAAAATTTTTACCTTTAACATATACTTTATGATCAGGTGTTAATTTTAATACATTTCCTTTTGCATCTTTTATTTGTAAAAGCTTTGCATTTTTTCTTGTTTTATTTGCCCATGTAACTTTTTTATATTCAAGTTCTTTTGTTAATTCATTATATGATAATGCATTTATATCTTTACCACTTATAAAATCTTTAACTAAGTCAATCATTTTAATATCACCATTATCAGTTGTAATGTATGCATCAGGATGAATACATGCAGTTGATACATGCAAACCTTCACCATGCTCTTTTAACATTTCAAAATCAATTCTAGGATACCTATAAAAACCATATTTATATGATTTTTTAACAAGAGTAAAAAGATTTTTTAAACCTTGTTGATTTTTAGCAATAACAATAAGATGATACCTTCTTTTCCATTCATCTTGGAAAACATTAATTGTTTTTGTTTCTTCTTCATCTTCAACTACAAAACCACCTGATTCTACATCATCATCTGCATCAATATCAGTTTTTGATTTTGCAATCTTTTCTTTTTGTTCAGATGTTTTTGCATCATTAATTGCATCTTTATGCGATTGCATATCGTGTTGCCATTCTTTTAGAGAAGGTACAAAATAAAACTCTACACCATAAAGTTGTTTATAATCTATACCTTTTTTCTTTAAGGCTTCAGCATGAGCATTTGCGTGAGCTAAACCATTACCATTTCCATGATCAGTAAGTGCCCAAGCATTCATCCCTTGCTTCTCTGATATTACAAAATTAATATGATCTGCAGGATAACCTAATCCATCAAAAGTAGAAAAATTAGTATGAGAATGTAAATTCACAAATCTATTAGGTTTAGTAAACAATTAAAGTCCTTTTTGATTATTATAAAAATTTATAATAAATTTTACACTTTATAAAAAAAAGGAACAAAACATTTGATTATACTTTTAAATAAATCAAATGTTTTGTTCCTAAATAATTTTTATTTTCAATATTATCAATTGACCAATAATGACCACTTTGTTTTATATTTCTATAAAAATCAGACATTAATAAAACTTCTATATTCAATCCTTGAGATTTTAATATATCTGCAGCTAAAATATTACCACTAAATTTTTCATCTCTTCTTATTGCTTTTGTTTCAACATATTTGTCTTCATCTGGGTGATAAAAATCTGGTGTATAAACTTTATCATTTCCATCATACTGAACTACAAACGATTTGTATTCATAAATATATTTTTTTCCTATTGCATCACACCATCTTGCATAATCTGCTTCTAATGAAGATTTAAAAAAATAATTACTTGGCAAATCTTTTCTAAAACCAGCACGACCATTTGATGGTTTTATTTCTAAACCTACACTTAATGCATGTGCCTGACATTTTTTGCTACAATATTTTGTTAATCTATTACTGGGTTTCTTGTAATCTTTATTACAATATGCACAAACTAATTCAATACGAGTTAATTTTACATCCTGATAATAATGTTCTTTTGAACAATAATCCTGCTTAATTCTTGCAGAGAAATTAATATTACAAACTTTACATACACAATCAAACTTATCAGTTTTAGATGATTCATCTTTACATTTTTTAGAACAAAATTTTGAATTTTCTGCTTTTGATTTAGGTAATTCATATTCAATATTACAATATTCACATTTTAAACTTACTTTACATTTAGGTCTTGCCATAATAAATCCTTTTATTCATAAAGATAATTATCTAGATGATATAAATAGTTTTTATATTAAAGAATTTTATAATATAAAATACTTACAAAACGTGTTTCAATATTATTTTCATTGATTATTGTTAATAAAAAATCAGAATTTCTATATTTATCTTTATCACTATTTAATTTATAATCAGACTCATCTTGATCATGACTTATATTCGAAGTTCCTGTATTATTACTAGTATAATTATATTTATTTAATTTAATATCTAGAATTATTCCGATTTTAGCTTCTAAATTATTGTATAGGTAATGATACTGTATTAGATCACCTATTTTTAGATCAAATCCTGCATATTTTGAATGCATATTTGTTTTTTTCATAAATTATACCTTTTTATATAAAATAATTGGAATAGGTAATAATTCTATATTATTTGAAATTAGTATTTTTAAACAAGTATGTTTATTTTCATCTTCTGATATATCTAGAATTATTCCGATTTTATTTTCTATGTCGTATAGATAGTGTTTATTGTATTTGTAATTATACTCTATTAAATCACCTACTTTTAGGTCAAAATTTTTATTAGATTTCAAGATATTATTTGTTTTTCATTTTATTTATAAAACAAATATAGATTCAAAAAAAGATATATGAATATGACACACACCATAACAATCTGATAATAATTTAATTATCATTTCATTTTTTGCATCTTTTACTATATCTAATATTATTGCAATATTAGGAAAATCATCATAAATGCAATATTGTATTAAATCACCTTGTTTTAAATTATTTGTATTAATCATTTTATTAAAAAATTATATATAGATTTATTCAATAAAATCGTTATATGGTTCAATTAATAATTTATTTTCTTTTAATGATCTTTCAAGATAATCAACTAATTAATCAAATGATGTGCAAACTTTTATACCGCTTCTTGCTAGCATTAGATTAAATTTAGCACCTTTAGGTAAACCACCACAAAAATATACAATTGGTTTTTTATGTGCATAAGCATAACCTGCTTCCCAGATTGTGCCAATATCTTTGTCACGAGTATTTACCAAAACAAAATCTGATGTTTCAATATGATGAAGGTTTCCTGAAAATACATTTTCTTGGATTTCTTTTGTATCATCTGGTTTACAGACAAAAATTCTACGAGGTGATGCAAGATCAAATGAATCTTTTCTTTGGTCAAAAATACTTTCAAGTTGAGTAAGCTCTTTTTCTTGAGTTTCATTAAACCAACCACTTGCAAGATAAACTTTAAACATTTTTAATTTAATCCTTATTTAAATTCAGATGTAAAATCTTTTTTAATTTTTTCAATAGCATCAATATCTTGTTGCCACATTTTTGTGAATATTTTTTCTTCACCTGATTTAAGACCATTTATTTCTTCACGACGTACGCCATAAATTGTATCATCAGGATGATATTCAAATACATCATTTTTAGGTTCTGGTAGATAAAGATTTGTACCACGCGTTGTAAATGTACCATCAGGCAATTTAACTCTAAATTGTGCAACATAATGAATATCTGGTTTTGAAAAATCTAGGCATGTTGTAATTTCAGGAATTACTTCACATACAAGTTTTGCCATTTTTGTTGCCATAATATTATCAACTTCTGGTTGAATTTGAACATCTTGTCTATGTTTAATAAAAGCAATTAGATCTTTGATGTTAAATCTTGCAATATAGAATGTTTCTAGACATTTAGGCAAAATAACTCTTGCATCCATAATAGAAACTGTTTTTGAATCAGTCATATCTGAATATAGTTGTTTTGCATCATTAACAATTTTTTGAAAACGTTCGTAAAACTCAGAATTTTGAATTGATTCAGGCACAACAGCATTGTCAAATCTTTGATCTCTATCACCAGTACATTGTGCAGCAAAACTTGCAGTACGATATCTAATCAGATGTGTTACTGTTTGAACATCAATACCACTTATTTTAAATGTAAATCCAAGACATTCCATTGGAGATGGAATTGCACGATAATTCAATACATCTTGCAAATTAAGAGATGCCTCTTTTGGATCAACATCTTTAAAATCAACAAGTTCAGGTGTATCTGCCCATGTTGATTTTGTCATATTCCATGCAATCTTTTGTGCTTGTTCACGTGTTGGATAATCAATTAATTGAATATCAAGTGATTCAAGATTGTTTTTAAATTGAGTTTTAACTTCTTGACCAAATTTAAGATTAACAGGAGGAATGACAGGAGTTAAAGACATATTTACTGGCATATTTTTAATATAATCCTTTTATTTATTATGTTTATATAATATAATTTTTTTATTTAATTTACACTTTTAAAATACATTATCATAATCTTCAAATTTAAAATGATTGATTAGACAGTGTTTTAAATTTGCATTATAATTTTGTATAGGCACAAAACATTTTGTACCATGTGTTGCATATTCTAATGCATGTTTAGGACTGTCATCTATAATAAATTTAACCTGATTTTTTAAATAAAATTTTTGTTTTGTAAGCCATAAATATTTTTCAGGCGTAAAATCAATATTATCAAATATTACATTATTATCTTCTAACCATTTAAAAGTCTGATATTTGCACCTTAAATTATTTTTTGGTCTAGACGTTAAAAGATAAATATAATAACCTTGATCTTTTAATTTTTTTAATATATGTTTTGATTCATTAATCACATTTATTTTAAGCATTTGGTTATCTTTTATAAATAACTCAAATGCATGTTCAGGATTAACTGAAATCTCAATTAATTCTTTTGTTGTATAATAAGAATCACTATTTTTATCTATTTTTATATTAAAATATTTCTCTAACCAATTATTAAAATGATTTCTAAATTCACATA